GTAATTGTCTTATTGGTCAATGTCTGGGTCGCAACCGTAAGTACAAATTCACCATCCGCATTTGGAAGAGTAAGAATACGATCCGCCGTTGCGTTCGCAGCCTTCAATCTAACTTCAAAATCATCAGATGAAGTTCCTTCAAAAACAACCGCATCATTTTCTATTCCTATCTGTGTGGAAAGTGTTCCGTCAGTCTTCCCACCAAGAAATTGATATAACTCATCGAAGTTGGCATTGATCTTCAAACCAGCAGTACGGAGAGTATCTCCTGTACCATCGTTTGCAATTGTGCCTCTATTTAATACTTGTTTTGTCATTTTGACCTTTACCTAAAAGTTCTATGATTCTATTTATACGTTTTAACCTAGCGTTTAATCTAGACTATTCATAATTTCTTCTAATGTTAGTTCACCATCTGAGTCGCCTATTGACGGCCCTTTAGGGTGATTCTGCATGTATGTATTGTTCGCATCAGATCGGATACGATTCTGCCAAGTCCACTGATCCTGATCTATTGTCTCTAGACTTGATAGACCCATTGACGAACCACTGTCATCATCATGTTCATCGAATGTCGGTGAGTTCGGTTCTAGTAGTTCTAGTATGTTACTTTGTAGTCCATGTATCTCATCGATGGTTTTATCTGCGTAATCGCCCACATCATTACCAGCATTTGGTGCAGTGTTAGCGTTACCCATAGTTGCTCTAAATTCCATTTCGTCTCCGCCTAAATGATCCATTGGGACATCGAACAATGCAGTGTGAGCAGAGAATGCGAACTGAGGCATATCTGCAATACATTCCACTTCTTGTGGTGGAATATCTAACAAGCCAGGAGGTGGTTGTATTTCGAAGTCGATGTCAACTACGCCCTGTAATTGTACCTGAGAACCCAAGTACATGCCAGCAGGATGTACGAATAGTTTATAGATTTCTCTCCATTTAGATATGGATAATTCACTCTTCACCTGAATTGCATATGTTTGATATAACTTATCGTCCGTAATATATCTCTGAGACGATGGGCCTACTTCAGACTCATTAAGTTTAAATACGTTGTTCTTAGTATAAACCACATCTGGGTCTATACCAAAGAAGGTACGAAAGAACTGTTGTATCGAATACTTAGTACCCTTAGACTTATAAAGAGTATTAGAGTACTTTGCCGCCTCTCTCTTATCTTGGAATCCTTCGAAGTAAGACTGACCTAACAGTAACTCGTCTTCAAGAAAAGACAACAGATCTATGTCTGTCTGTGTGATATCTCTTAACGTAAACAGTTCATTCAAAAGATCAGTTGGTGACGAACTTTGGTCTTCAAACTGAAAGTACGTTTCCAACAGTGATACTAACTTCGGATAACTAGCAACAATATGATCGGGTAAGACTTCCTCGACCTTATAGTGACGAAGGTTTAACTCTCTTCGACCTAAGTCATGTAACGTCTTGTCGTGATGTCCATTTACATTCATTAGTTAGTCGCTGTAGTTAGTACGCCAGTTATCTGAGAAGCGGCTTCGTCAAATTCCAAAACATCATTCCGAACAGGAGTGATCGAAGATTGATTCGCAGCGACAACTGAAATTTTAATTTGTGTTTGTCCTGATATCAGACTATCTGCCTGAAATCCAACCAAATGCAAATTACCGTCTGTATTATAGTAACCCACATCATCTACCAATACTCGGTTGTCCTGTAGGTTGATTACTTGTAACGTGTTACTACTTAATTTGTTTCTTATCTTACAACTAACACCATTTAGTGTAAAGTTACTTGACGAAACAATGTATTCATCATCATCTTGAGCAGCAATATCAACTGGGAATTTTAATTTGTAGTCATACTTACCGCCAAGTATAGGCGTGATTCTCTGTTGCATCTTAACAGCAGTACGTGAAGATAAAACGGCAGAAGAAACATCATCTATCAAAGTTAATAAGTTGGATCTTCTGAATGACAATCCGAACTTTCCTGTATTATTCGTGAAGTATGTACGGATAACTTCCCGAACATCAGATGTAATCGTGTTTAACGTCAATGAAGTCAACCTCTCGTTAAACTGAAAGTTAGTATCTAGTTCGATAAATGTCTTGACTGGATCAGAGAATTTTAATGAAAAAGAAGCAATGGACAATTGTTCTGCTAAATCCAGTATAGATATCTTAGTCGAATCTATGGTCGCCTGTGGTATTTCGGAATTAAATAAGACCGACATGTACACACAACCGTATTCTTTTACAATGTTGTCTTCTCCGCCCCATGTCTTGATATCCTTTATCAAAGAAGAGAAGTTACGTAACACTAAAGAAGAGTAGTCTGCGTGAGTTACCATTCGATTCTGAGATGCATATTGGAAAGGTGCGTTCTTACGAATCGATTCCGCAGTTTCTTTGTCTGCTCCGCCAGAACTTCTTGATTCTGTAGTAACGGTCGGAACTTGATCAATGTTGGGTGCAACATTTGCAACAGCACTAACTGGTTCAAACACTTCAGCAAAGTTTGCATCCGAACCAGCAACAGATAAGTATTCAACAACAACCTTATTCCCTGGCTGAGGAGTCTTTCCTAGAGTAGTACCGTTACCAAAAGTTAATTCGAAATGACCATTAGGCATTTCTTTGAGAATGTATATTGTACTATTCTCATTTATTACAGTAGTGTCTAGAATGTTACTATATGCTGTGAAATTAATAGCAGTAGTACTTGGGAATACTTTAACTACCGCTGTAGAAAGATCTAGGTTTTTATCTGGGATAATATATGTAATGTTTTCTGTGTTATCACCAGAGATAAAGGTTTTAGTTTTTGCAATACCTTCCTTAATAGGAATAATGTTAGATCCATTATCCTGTTTAAATTCGTAAAAACCAAAACCATCATTTGATGCCGAAATAGTTTGTGTTGTTTGAAATGTATAATCAACACCATCAACAGATGTCGCAAATTTGTATCCAGCTGCGAGTGCAATTCTAGGACTTGGGTTCGAAACGGCAGATAAATTCAACGACATTTTAATCATAGCAAGAGATGCATTCTTACTGTCTGGGATATAACCAATACCCTCCGCAAGAGATACTAAAGAACTACGCAACTGTGCGGTTCCTAGAAACGCTTCGTTCAAGGCAAAGTTAGCGGTCAATGCATTCATGTGTGTATTGTATGCCAACACATCAAGAACATTTGAAAGACCCGAAGCTTCAAAGTTAAAGTCTTTAAATTCCTTTTCTTGTTGAAGGTATTCCTTCAGGTTGTTCTTAATTGCCTGAAAGTCTAACGCTGTTGATTTAATCGTTGTCGCCATTTATCTTAACCTACTTAATACGGTAGTGAATTCTGCTAACTCTCCAGTATTGATTATCTTAAAGACAATCGTTAATTCTGCTGAGTTCTGATCTGGTGCCATGTTAATACGTACATCTAAGGTAGAAATATCAACACGTGGTTCGTAAACTTCTATAACATTTTTAATCTCACGAATCATACTTCTTTCTGTATGTTCGTCAGCCAATTCAAATAAGAAATCATAAAGGTTTCCGCCAAAATATGGATTGAATGGTTTTTCGCCTTGATTTGTTAACAAGAGATTCTTCACCGCAAACTTAACCGCTTCTACGTTAGTCTTTTTAAAAACATCTTTTGTCGATGTTGTCAACGCAAGAGAAATATCCAGATCAGAATATTCTTTGTTCTGGGTAGTTTTCAACGTAACAAGATTCGATAGGTTAGCGTCCTCTATCGATAATGCTTTTAATGTTGCCATAATAGTCTCTTAAAATAACCTTGTATCTATTTATACGTGTTAGTCTAACTTTACTTCAGTTAATTCGCCACCAGAAAGAAGTTTTCCGTTATAATTTGTTGCAATTTGTAACTTAAAATTAACGTCAAACGATTCTGGAACATCTGCTATTTCAACTACAATCTGTGAGGTTAACGAACCATCTGGATTATAGATGTCATAGTCTAAACATAACTTGTCATAAAAACAATAATCTTTCCAGTATTTCGCTATATCATAAGTTGAGGCGTGGTCTA